GGATAAATTAGTAAAAATTAATAGAATTTCAGTCGCAAACATTGACGGAACAAATGCAGCTGATGTAACTGTGGGAGTTGATAAGGCAACAAGAACTTCAGCAGCAACAGGATCATCTGTATCTGGAGCTCTTTTTAAAATAGCTAGCACTGTTTCAGTTCCAGCTGATGCGGTTTTAGTTTTATTAGATACGCCTATCTATCTAGAAGAAGGCGATGTATTAGAAGGTGGAGCAAGCGCAGCTTCAGATTTAACGCTTTTTGTTTCATATGAAGTTATAGACGACGCGTAGGAGGTTTTATAGGCTATGGCTAATGGCGGAATTATAGGACCTGTAAATGTAACGTCTCGTGGTAAAAATACAATTACAAGTAAAACATCGAGTGCACCAAGTGCAGTCACTACACAACCTGGTACAAAAATAATTGATTATGCAGTTGTTGCAGGTGGTGGATCTGGTGGTAATAATGTTGGTGGCGGCGGTGGAGCAGGTGGTGTAGTTTATAGACAAAATATTCCTGTATCTGGAGCTACAGCACTAGGTGCAGTAGTAATAGGAGGAGGTGCAACAGCACCAACTTCTCCAGGAAATAATCAAGGTACAACTGGAACTGATTCAACTTTTGTAATAGAATGTACTACAGTCACAGCTAAAGGTGGTGGCGGTGGTGGTGGTTTAGGTGGTCCAGGAAATGATCCTAGTTGTGTATCGGCAGCTACACCAGGTGGATCAGGTGGTGGAGCTGAATCTACTTATCCTCCAGGTCCATCCACACCTCAAACTGGAGGAAGCACAATACAATCTTCTCAACCTGGTATTTCTGGAGGTAGTGGTTTTGGTTTTGCAGGCGGTAATTCTTGTTCAGCATCTAATTTATACTCTGGTGGTGGAGGTGGAGCTGGAGCTGTTGGAGAGCTTGGAAGTGCTTCGGGAACAGATAGATCAGGTGCGGGTGGTGCAGGAAAAGATTTAAGTGGTTCTTTTGGAACTGGTGTTGGTGTTTGTGGAGTTTTTGCAGGTGGAGGTGGTGGTGGACATTATAATAATTGTAAAGTAGGTCCTGGTGGATCTGGTGGTGGTGGATCTGGCGGAGGAAACGATCAACCTTCTTTTCCAGGTATTGCAGGAGCAGATAACACTGGCGGTGGTGGCGGTGGAGTTGCAGGGACTGTTAGTGGTTCAACAACGAAAGCAGGAAATGGTGGTTCAGGAATTGTAGTTATAAAAGAATTAGATAAGGCTTCAGGAGTCTGGAGTCTTAATGAACAAATAGATCAATTAGATCAAGGCACATGGCCTAAGAGAGAAGCAACAATAGATTACATGGTCGTTGCTGGTGGTGGAGGTGGTGGTAGTAATCAATATTATACAACTCCAGATAATCAAGTAAGAGCTGCTGGTGGAGGTGGTGCAGGGGGTTATCGTGCATCAGGATTTGGCCCAAGTCCATTGCAAGGAACAACTTTAAGTTTAAGTTTTGGAAGTTACACAGTCACGGTTGGAGGTGGTGGAAACGCAGGAGCTTCTAGCCCGTACGCAAATACAGGTTCAACAGGAAATGATTCATCTTTTTCAACAATTACATCAACAGGTGGTGGTGGAGGTTGGGCTAATGGAAGTGCAGCTAATCTAGCTGGAGGTTCTGGTGGAGGTATAGTATCTTCTAATAATGCAAATGATTTTAGTCCTGGAGGAGATTTTGATGGAGGTTTTGGTAATACTCCTCCAACAAGTCCAGCACAAGGTAATCCAGGAGGTCCACTACATCCTGATTTAAGAGATGGTTATCCTTATGATGGATCTGGAGGTGGTGGAGCTACTGCTGCTGGAGGACAAGCTACTTCAGGATCTGCTGGAGCTGGTGGTGCTGGAGCACCAAATGCAATTACAGGAACAGACACAACTTACGCTGGAGGTGGTGGTGGAGTTGGAGCTGGTGGAGGAACTTCTCCTAGTCATGGTGACGGTGGAGCAGGTGGAGGTGGTGATGGAACAACTGATGCTTCAACTCCTGCACAAGCAGGAACTGCAAACACTGGCGGTGGTGGTGGAGGTGGTAATAAAATTAGTGGATCACCAAGTACACCAGGTCTTGGTGGTAATGGTGGTTCAGGTATCGTGGTCGCGAGAGCGCCAACAAGTGAAGGAGTTATATTACAAGCAAGTCCAGGATGTGCAGGATCACTTGTAGGAGCATGTGGTGCTTTTGTTGCAAAATTTACAGCATCAGGAACTTTAAATATTTTAGATTCAGGAGTTGGTTTTAGTGCTAATTACTTAGTAGTAGGTGGTGGCGGTGGTGGTTCTTATCAAGGTGGAGGTGGTGGAGCTGGAGGTTATAGAGCTTCTGGTTTTGGTCCAAGTCCTTTAAGAGGAACTGCAATAACTTTAGCAGCAGGAAAATATGACGTCACAGTCGGAGGTGGTGGAGCTGGTGGAGTAAATCCAGGAGCAGCTAGAACTGGAGTAAATGGTTCACCTTCTTCAATTTTAAACATAGTCGGAGCTGGTGGAGGTGGTGGATCTAGATCATCATGTGGAAGTAATGGTGGTGATGGTGGTTCAGGTGGTGGAGGTGGAGGAGAATGTACATCCTCAAATGGAGGAGCTGGTAATACACCTCCTGTAGATCCGCCTCAAGGAAATCCTGGAGCTAATTCTAATCCAGGTAACTTTGGAAGTGCTGGTGGCGGTGGAGCTACAGCAGCTGGTAGTCAATCTTCAGGTAATAATGGTGGAGCAGGAGGAGCTGGTGCTCCTAATACAATTACAAATTCAGATGTTTCAGTCGCTGGTGGTGGCGGTGGAGGTGGTTATGTAGCATCTCCAGGTCCAAGTGGTGGAGCTGGTGGTTCAGGTGGTGGTGGAGCTGGATCAAATGGAAATGGAGGTGTCAATGGAACTGCAAACACTGGTGGTGGCGGTGGTGGTGGATCAACAGGTGGTTCTTCAGGAGCAGGTCCAGCAGGATGTCAAAACGGTGGATCAGGTGTCGTAGTAGTACGTGTACCAGGATCAACATCTGCATCGGTTGCACCAGGAACAAATACATTAAGTTCTTGTGTAGGTAGTTGCAATGAAAAAGTAGCTAGATTTACAGTATCAGGAACATTAACTATAAATTAAAATATAAAAAATTTAAGAAAAAATAATACTAAGGAGAAAATAACATGGCACATTTTGCAGAGTTAGAATCAAAAACAGATCCAACTGGTTTTACATCTGATACACATCAGATTGTAAAAAGAGTTGTAGTTGTTGGTAATGATATTGCTGCTAATGGCGGGACACTAGGAGATAATGACATGCATGTTGATGGTGAAACATGGTGTTCAAATTTCTTTAAAGGTGGAAGCTGGAAGCAAACATCATATAATAATAATTTTAGAAAACAGTATGCAGGTATTGGAATGAGATATGATGCATCTAAAGATAAATTTATTACACCACAACCTTATGCCTCATGGGCACTAGATGGAAGTGATGATTGGCAAGCACCAATTACATATCCATCAGTTACATCTGGATCTGGTTTTGTTTACATGATTACATGGAACGAAACTAAATATCAAGCTGATAATAATACAGGTTGGGAAGCAAGAAAATCAAACGATACAGCGGAAACACCAACAGTCTATAATTGGAATGGCTCAGCTTGGGTTTCCGAATAGGAGACTTAAATGCCTAGAACCAACGGCGGTATAATTGGTAAAAGAAACGTAACTTCTTTTGGGAAGTGTACAGTTACATCTAAAACTTCTACAGGATGTGTTTCATTACAACCAGGAACTAGAGTTGTTGAAACTTTAGTAGTTGGCGGTGGTGGAGGTGGTGGAGCTAATAGAGGTGGTGGAGCTGGTGCTGGAGGTTTTAGACAAGTAGAAGCAAATGCTAAAGGCACAGTTCCTGTTACAATAGGTGCTGGTGGATCTGGGGGTTCTTCAAGTTCAGGCCCTGCAACAATTGGATCAGCAGGAAATAATTCAGTATTTGGAAGTTCATGCCAACCCATAACAAGTTCAGGTGGTGGAGCTGGTGGTGGAGGTCAAAATCCTGCACCAATACAAGTAGGAGCTGCAGGAGGTTCTGGTGGTGGAGCAGGATCAGGAACAGGTTTATGTGGAGCAGCAGGTAATGCAGGAGGATTTAGTCCACCAGAGGGAAACCCTGGAGGAGCATCAAATCCTGGAAGTACAACAGGTGGTGGTGGCGGTGGAGCTGGTGCAGTTGGTCAAGATGCACCTGGACCAACAAACGCAGGAAATGGTGGTGCTGGTTCGGCAAGTACTATCACAGGTAGTTGTGTTACATATGCTGGAGGTGGAGGTGGTTCTGGAGAACCTGGACCTGCAGTAACAGATGGAACAGCAGGACCTGGAGGTGGAGGTGCTGGAGCCTCGCCAGGAAATGGTGCAAATGGAAGTGCAAACACTGGAGGTGGAGCTGGTTCAGGATTATCAAATGGTGGAACAGGTGGCTCTGGTATAGTAGTAGTAAAAGAATTAGATAAAGCAAGTGGTGTATGGAATTTAAGAACACATAAAGTTAAATTAGAACAAGGATTATGGCCTAAATTTGGTATTGGCCCTGTATCTTTTGATTATTTAGTAGTCGCTGGTGGTGGTGGAGGCTATGGTTGTGTTGGTGGTGGAGGTGGTGCAGGTGGATATAGAACATCTTTTCCAGGTGGAACAAAAATAGAATTAAGTTGTGGAACTCATTCAATTACAGTTGGTGCTGGAGGAGCTACAAGTGCATCTGGCCCAGGTGTAGGTAAAGGTAATGATTCAGTATTTGGACCAATAACATCTACTGGTGGAGGTAAAGGTGGTTTAAATTCACAAGCAAACGCTTGTTTTTCTGCTGGAGGTTCTGGTGGAGGAACAGGTCACAGAGGGTCATCTGGTGGAACAGGTAATACACCACCAGTAAGCCCACCACAAGGTAATCCTGGAGGAGGTCATCCATCAACTGGCGGAGGTCAATTTGGAGGCTCTGGAGGTGGTGGAGCTTCAGAAGCGGGTGTAGCTGCTCCTGGTGGATCATGTAATTCAACAGGAGGTAGAGGTGGTGCAGGTTCATCAAATTCTATTACAGGTTCATCTTTATCATACGCTGGCGGTGGTGGTGGAGGTAGCTATCTTCAACCAGGCGGAGCTGCAAGTCCTTGTGGAACAGGTGGAGCAGGTGGAAGTATTCCATCAACTCCTGGATCAGCTGGAACTACCAATAGAGGTGGTGGCGGTGGTGGTGGTACATCTGCACCTCTCCCAGGTGGTGCTGGAGGATCAGGAGTCGTTGTTCTTAGATTTCCTGGAGATAAATCTACTGCAGTAGCTGTATCTCCTGATACAAATACAATCACAACAACACCTGGAGGCTGTAAAGTAGCTACGTTTACAGTTAGTGGAAGTTTGTTTGTTGGATAACTAATAAAATTAATACCCCTTGACAATTTTAAATAACATTAGTATAATATAAGGGATATGAATTTAACAAATTATTATTGGTATTTCCAAAGTGCAATACCAGAAAGAATATGTAATGACATTGTGCGATATGGAAAATCATTACAAGATCAAATGGCAGTTACTGGAGGTTATGGTAATAGACCATTAAATAAAAATCAAGTTAAAGATTTAAAAAAGAAAAGAAATTCAGATATTGTTTGGATGAATGATAGATGGATTTATAAAGAAATACAACCATATATTCATCAAGCAAATAGAAATGCAGGTTGGAATTTTGAATGGGATTATTCTGAATCTTGTCAATTTACAAAGTATACTAAAGATCAATTTTATGATTGGCATTGTGATAGTTGGGATCAACCTTATATTAGAGAAACTGCTAATGATCCATCACATGGTAAAATTAGAAAGTTATCTGTAACAGTTACATTATCAGATCCAAAAGAATATAAAGGTGGTGAATTAGAATTTGATTTTAGAAACTTAGATCCTGATAAACCTAGAAAACCTGTAAAGTGTAAAGAGATATTACCTAAAGGAAGTTTAGTAGTATTCCCCTCGTTTGTATGGCATCGAGTATGTCCAGTAAAAAAAGGCTCAAGACATAGTTTAGTTATATGGAATCTTGGTTGGCCATTTAGATAAGGAGAATATGAAAAAGAAAAAAACTAAAAAGTTAAAAACAGAATTACAGTTTCCAAAACAATTAAACAGAGAAGATTTATTTAGATGTCCAATATGGTATGGTGATGAACCAGGATTTGTAAATGAATTAAATAATGCATCTGATAAATATATTGAAGAGTCTAAAAAAAATTTAAAAGAATCAATAGATAAAAGAAATAAAAAGTTTGGAAACAAAGGAGACATGGGTCATGTGTTTCATTCAACATCATTGATAGGTGATCCTAAGTTTAAAAAGTTACAAGATTATGTAGGTGCAACAGCATATAATTTGTTAATTGAAATGGGATTTGATTTAACAAATTATACAGTATTTATTACAGAAATGTTC